TGACTTGTGGGGAGTTGCATAAATGGAATGAAACAACTAGAGCCTAAGATAACCACCTGAGTAAATGACCGATAGTTTAACTTTAGTATCTGTTCTTCTAGGATTTTCTGGAAGTCTTTGGAGTGAGCATCTTGGTCAAGAAATTTTCCATTTCTAAAAATCTGGAAATTGTTAGGTTTGATTCCACGAATGACTTTGAATAGGTTCGTACCTATCTGGAATTCTATTTCTACCTCACAGTCTCGCTGGTTAATACTATTGACTAACTGTGCTTTTTTTATGGGCCGGTAGGCTTTTCCAAATAGGACAAAACAGAGTGCATCCAGTACAGTTGATTTTCCGGCTCCGTTATCACCGATTACTAATGTAGTTTGATTTTTATCAAATTGTATTGTGTTGGAAATATTTCCTGTACTTAAAAAATTCCGCCACTTTACATAACGAAAATGTATCATATGTTAAGATCCCCAGCTTCAATATAAAGTGATTTTAGTTTCCCCTTAATTCTTTCCTTATCTAAATCTGTTGGAATTTCATCTACATATCTGTCCAGTAAGGATAATGTATCTTGTGACTCCTTTACAATATCATCAGAAACAAAATCTACAGATAAATCGCTAAAATCTTCTACGACTTTTAAATCGTGAACAGAAATATCATTATATAATCTATCCAAAAATTTGTCAAAAGAATAATAGTCATCTCTATGTTCCACGAACAATTTTACAAATTTCTTGTCATATTTGGAAATATCTAACTCACTATAATTTGTTTCCTTATCATTATAATAAATCTTCTCAAATATAACCTTATCATTCATTATAAAATTCAGTTGTCTATTTTCAATATCAAACGTATGAAATCCTTTTGGATCTCCAGCATCAGCCCAAGTCATTTGATAAGGACATCCCAAATAGTAAATATGTCCATCATTAGACCTCTTATGAAAATGTCCACTCATAACCATATCAAATTTATGAAATATAGTATTACTTATTCCTACCTGAGATACTATTCCGTTATGCATTTCAAAACCACTAATTTCCAGATGTCCCATTGCTATTTGAACGCCTGGGCTCTCTGCAAGTTTTATAAAATCTGGTTCACTATCTGATGTGAGCCATGGGATAAACATTAGGTCATAACCATCTATAGTAACTACAGTTGGTTCACTATATACAGTTGATTTTTTAGGCAAACCCAATTCATTATAACAATTCACTTCAAGAGTGTTTTTGTAATATATGTCATGGTTTCCTACAATGAAATGGCAGGGTATATCCAACTCATCCAGGCCTGCAATAAACCGTTCTCTAAAGTCTTTTGCAATTTTGTAGTTGATATACTTTCTACGGTCTAAACAATCGCCCAAATGAACGAATGCTGAGATTTCTGATTTGTGTTTTTTAACGTATGGAAAAAACTGATTTTCATAGAAGTCATAAAAGAACTCATTGAAAATAAGACTATCTGACCTTGCACCGAAATGCGTGTCAGTTAATATAACAATTTTAGACAATTTTAAATACCAGCTACAGGTTCAGACATATCGTTGGCAGATTTTCTTGATAATTGTACACTATCAACAATATCCTCCAACCAGAAATCTAATCTTCCAGTTCCAGCTGGTGAATCTTCTATAGATTCTACAATAGCATCTAAGTCAGATATGTGAAGTTTTTTAGTATGGTCTTTAATCAAGGTATTAACTTGATCAACATATTCCTCAAATTTCGTTTTCATTTAATTCCTCTATAAAATGTTCAATCCCTTTTTTGGATCGTTTACGTTTAGGTTTATTAGGTATATCCTTCTCATCAAGATTGTCTCGTAAGAATTCCATATAAGTGTTTGTGTAAATATCAACATCACCTTCCATTACATCATAAGTTTTTGTTGCTGTGTTGTCAATAATTTTTTCCTTTATGGCTGTTTGTTTCTTTTCCTTCGTTATTCTGCGAATGAAAGCATAATAGATAATTTGTGTAAAATATGCAAATGGGTTTCTAGATTTCTCTGGATTAAAATTCTTTGCATATCTAATACAATTTTCTATACCATCTCCTATCATTTCCTCACGATAGGTATAATTGATAAAGTTGGGCCTGTACGATAAATGGGTTGCAATTTTGTAAAAACATTCGCCCATATATTCTGTGACCATTGGTGGGAGATCATCGACCTCATCAGATTCTTCAATATCTGTTTTCCACTTTTCCATTTCTGCAAAAAATAATTTATTATCAACATAATGTACTTTTTTTTCCTTTTCCATAATTTATTTTAGGTTAATTTTTATAATCTCATAATCAAATTCCTCTTGATTATAGATACCGATACGTTTAATAAAATGTTTAATCGTATGGTTATTATTATTAAAGTTATCTGCAATATCATACAACTTTGCTCTAGCCTTACTTTCATGAGTTCGTAAACCTCTACCTATTGATTGTAGGTTTCGGATACGACTTTTATAAGGACTAGCAAAAATGATGTTATGAAGATTCCTAATATTGATACCAGTACTGAATACACCAAAACTGGCGACAACAATCGAGTCTCGTTCTCTTTCAACGATTCCTCTAATTTTTTCTCTTGTTTCGGAGTCTGTTCCCCCAAACACAAAAAAAGTTTTCCTATTGACATCGGCTCTCTCCTTTATAAGATCGTGTAACAACTGTCCATGTTTGATTAACGAAAAAAGAACTAACGTGTTTCCTTTCAAATCAATGCATAAATTCCTAATCAGATTATTCCTTTGAGGATGTTCTGTTATAAATTTAATTTCTGTATTATAGTCTCTTATTATACACTCTTTCTTTGAATAAGTCAAGACAATTCCAATTATCTTCAAATCTGAGATTTGTTTACTATCAATAAGAGCTTTTGTGGTAGTAACCTTTTTGACCGAACCAAACAAACCCTCTAATACTAAATGATGACTTTCTGCATCATCAAGTGTTCCTGTTAATCCAAATTTATAAGGACAGTCTGTGGTTTTCTGCATTATGGTTTTGAGAGACTTGGCTGCAAAAGTATGTACTTCATCACCGATGATAACCTTATACTTTTCAAAATGTTTCTTTGGGAGTTGATGTATGGACTGCCATGTAGATATATGGACAGGTTTTGGGGAAGTCTTGTCTTTTCCAGCATAGATTCGATGACAGTACTTCTCAGCATCCCATCCATAATCTTGAAAATCTGTGTACATTTGTTCCACTAGTGAGGAGCGTGGTACTAATAATAGTATGTGTGAATTATCTAATACCTGTTGAGATTCCAGATAATATCGAATTAATATGTAGATGATAAAACTTTTACCACTAGCTGTAGGACTGACCAGTATACATCTTCCATGTCTAATAGAATGTTGTACTGCATCAAGTTGGTAATCTCTAATTTTCACCGTACTTTTTAAACCATCTATGAAAGATTTTACGGTGTCAATATCAATTTCCAGAGGAGTTCTCACCCCACCACTAATAGTATATTTTTTTGCTGTTGCGAATTTGTAGATATATTCGGATAACCCAACGTAAATTTGGTTATTCCGTATGTCGAACAATCGAATCTTTCCATCCCAGAGCCTGTTCTTGAAACTGGGCATAAACTTTGCCCCAGGCACATCGAAACTGAAATATTCGTTTAATTCTTTTGTTATACTTCTTTCACATTCAATCTGAGAGTAAACATCATCTTTCTTGTGAATTATAATATCATATTCCAGCCTCGAATTTTCTCCACTCAATTGCATTTTTTATTTGAAAAGAACGATTACTAACTGATCTCACTATCTCCTGTAAATATTCAACTACAGACTCATAATATTCAACCTTTCCTTTTAATTCCCGATATTCCTTATCGGCCTCTATAAAAGTCTTTTGGTCATCTTTGGTATTTAGTTTAACATCAAAAGACCCCTTTTCTTTATAAATCTCCTCAGTTGCTTTTCCTGTATAAAATATCCACTTATCCCTTTTAAGAACATTAAGCTCTCCTTGTGACTTTTTTAAAAGAAGGGAATGCTCAGTTAGTAGTTGTAGATATTTGGAATGTAAGGAAGGTATTCGTAAGGATTCTATATCTAATTCAAGATCATTGATTTTAAGGTCTTTCCTGACCATTTCTTGTATTTCTGATAAAGTCATAGTATTTTTATATATTCACTTAAAACCCAACATAGTATAATACCATATTGAAATGGAAATGTCAAGTTTAAAAAAGTAGCCTAAGCACTATAAGCTATATTGTCACACAGCCTAATCAAGTGGACTCACTTTAATGATTTTTGTGTTTAGGCTACTCAATAGTATTTATCAAATTACAGATTCAAACTCGTAATAAAGATACCTAAAACTTGCCGTTGCATGAAAATATTCTACATCTGTTGCTTCTTGAGAATATTCTAATGAAGATAAACTAGTAGGAAACATATTTTTAAACTGAACATTTACTTTTGGTTGATTTTTAGAACTATATACTATCAAAGTTGCATCTGAATATAAATTAGATTCTTCATAAGTAACTTTTGTTCTAGGGTCAGTATCTTCTGTACCAAATTGTCTAATTGCACCATCTCCCTTAGCTAGTTCAGTAGTCCATTGTGAATGTTTAACAGGTGATCCCATTCCGACTAACCAATCCCACAATTCTCTATAATTTTGAAGTTCCTCATCTACTATAAATGTTATGTTTAAAGTTTCAAAGGTAAGTTTGTCCCCTGTAACAAACATATCAGACATAGGTGTAGGATATTGAGCTTCACCTAAAGTTATGCCTGGAATATTTGCAGCTGTGCAAAACCAAGTTGTTTTTGGAATACGATTAAACGCAAGTCTCCATTGAGTTTGTGTTGCGTAATCTAATACTGTGGGTTGACTAGTGTCGGCCATGTTTATCTGTTGTTATTATTACACTAGTATTTATAAGGAAGGAAATAGGGGAGAATCCATCCCCCCCTATATTAATAAATCGGGCTATTACTTAGAGTAGATACCCCAAAGTACCCAAATGGCGACTAAACCAACGAGTCCTTCAGATCCTAACGCTTTTACAAGTGATACGACTGAACCGACTACATCCAAACCTAAGAATGGAACTGCTGCACCAAATAAAATTTGGAGAACAACACCTAGAGCAATAAGCCCTAATCCTATGTTTGTTACTTGTTTAATCCACCCTGAGATTTGATCTAACATATAATTTTCTCTATGTAGGTTGAATTTATAATAAAGGGGTTAGAGGGAGAATAAATCCCCCTCTAAGTTTGATGATTACATCAAGTTACTTACACGTGCTCGGCGATAGTAACAGTTACTATCAGCTGTGAAAGGTTGTGAATCAGAAGCAATAGCTCCTGTTGAACCTACTTTAGCCATTGGGTTAATAGCCATTCCGTAACGTGTCTTGAATGCAATGCGAGGTTGGAAAGAAGATTCCGAAACCGCACGAACCATTTGCAATGGAACGTATGGGCAGTAGAAGATTCCTGCATCCATAGGT